AGATATATTGAATGTTTCAATATCAACGGCATCCGTAGTATAAATACCTCCGCCTTCAATCGCATTGGCTAAAGCTTTACGGATAGGATTCCCATCAATAAAAGTCTTACCATTATCCGTTGCTACCACCGTATTAAATGTCGGCTTCTTGCCAGTTGTTGAAGTAACTTGTAAATAGTTTACATTTGGATAGGTGATCAGTTCAATGACGGCCTTTTGGCTTAACAAGTCATATTGTATTTTTTGAATCTTATAATAATTGCCACTTATAGCCACATTGTCGTTTAATTTCATATTTAACCAAACGCCAACTGGTAGAACCGCATCAACCACAACGATTCGGCTTCTTGATGAATAAAGCCTTGATAAATATCTATTCCAATACATCCAATACATAGAATTGATTGGCATATTGCCTTTAAGTGGTGCTTCAAGACCAAACGCAGTTGAATAAGCCCCAGATGTATAATTGCTAAAAGGAGATGATGGCGGATATTGAGTTATAAGTGTAGTGCCAACATAGAAACTATTTACAACCGTTTTTAGATTTGTGTTTCGTCCATTATAGAACAATATCAATTTTTGGTCAACCCCTTGAGATTCTGAATTGATGATAAACGGCATTTCAATGTCCGTATTGCTGATCATATTCCCTGATGTGTCAACCTCTTGGATTAATGTGATTGGGTTCACCTGAAACACAGTCTCAAACTCGATTGGCTCGTCTGAAAAGTCAACATCGGGCCTAAAGGTAACATCCCCAAAGTTTCGCTTGTATGTTGTTTTAAAGAATGTCTGTGGTAAAGCTTCGCCCTCTTTGTGCTTCATTGTAATTGAAGACGGCACATTCATTTTTCTATGTGTTAGATTCTTAAAATCTATAAACTCAGTATATTCGACATTCTGACCTAAAGCATACCAATCTTCAATGTTATGCAACTCAAAACCATTGATGGTATTTGACGGCACAAGCACCGCATTAAACATCTGAAGAACAGAATTGAAAAACTCTGAAACTTTAATCTCTGGCATCACTCGTGCCATATCAACAAGCACTTGGCTTGTAGGCGGAGACAATAAACAAGCAATGCTACCATCAACCACCGCATCAACTGGTGTATTGTAAATAAATTGAACCACATCTCCTTTGCTTAATCTTAAAAAATTGCAAAATTGCTGACCACTGCTAACCCATTGAGCTGCCGTTTTGTTTTGATAAAAGCCTTTAGTTTTACCATTAACAGTAACTTTAACGCCAAGCGTTGGAGTAAATGTTGGGGCAACTAATGGAGTGTAATTTGTAATCGTTAAACCAAAAGTATATTGGCCACTTTCAGGGCAAGTATAAGTGTATGTTGTATTATTCCAAGCCCCACTTGTATTACCAGTTACAACTGTATTACCAACTGGCAAAGCAAACCAAGTATTTAAAGTGCTTGTAGGTTTAAAAATACTTTGCGGGGCTGAATCATTGGCCTCAAAGTTACCATAGTTATTGCCGTTAATACGGTCAAAATAACTACCTGGGGCTTCTTGTGGTGTTACATATAGATATTCAAACTCTGGTCTTGATAATAAACTCCCACTTAAACTAAAACCTTCAGCCGTAAAGATATTTTCAATCATATCTTTAAGCAAAATTGATGGCATTAAGCCTTTATAGTTGATTGTGTTTTGTACACCTATGTCATAAGATACGCCACCACTCTTTTTGCAATATCGATATCCGTATCCATAGTCCTTTAAATCCCAAATAATCGCACCGCCTAAAATACCACCAGTCCAAGACGAAACGACTAAAGCATTGCTAATCGTATGTAAGTAATTTGACCAATCAATTTCGGGCAATGTCTTCTCACCCCATTCCACTAAAAGCTTCTTGGTTGTTCCATAGAAAACTATATTATAACTGCTTGGTAGTCCATCAATAAATTTAACCTCAAGCAATTCAATCTCACCAGTAAAGACTGGCAAGCCGTGGATGTAAATTTCACCACTTAAGGCAAAGTTCTGATTCCAGCTTTGCAAAAGGACATTCTCGTCAAAATAGTTTTGAAATATCTTATTGTTTGATTCTGTAGCTGGTATGGTAAAGTTCTGTGAGAAGTCAGTAAAGACGGTATCAATCTTTGAATAGTCTTTTATCTGTCTGTTCAGCTCGATTGATTCATCTTGAAACAAGTCAACCAGTTTACCATCTATAATAAGCGAAAAATACAACATTATCTTACTATGCTATTGATTAGTGGTTGAGCGTATTCAAAATTGAATGTGTACATTATAAGCTTATCATTTTTAGCCGTCTTTTTATCAAAGGCTGAATCCACAATTTGACAAGCATAGGTTTTAGCATTGTAATAAACATAAACAGCAGAGCTTAAAAGCAACTGTTGGAAATAATCGACATAAGCCTCGGGAATCCAATTTGTATTTGCAAGTTGCTTATATACGCCTTGAATATTATACGGCGTTTTGATTCCCACGCCATAAGTCCAGGCATCCGCCATATTAGTTTGAGCATATATGCCTTTGTAATATTCCTCTTTTGTAGTTGTCATTGCAACCTTACTAACCGCATTAAACGAATACCCTTCAATAACGCCATACCTATTTTTGAATAAAATAGTTGTAGTTCCGTATTTATTTGGACAATCAAACTTGACGCTTATGGTTTGGCTTCCACCAGAGTAATTGAATACGATATTAATATCCGATCCCCAAGTACCGCCAGCCGTTATGAGTTGTTTTAGCTCAACCGCTTGGATGTAAGTGCTTGAATTGGTAACCGCAGTCGGAGTGATGGTGCTTGTGCCACAAACAATACTCGTAATTTTAGTCGCATCGTACCAGATATAATCGTATTGAGTCTCTGTGGTAAGATATACTGTTGTTCTATCTGTTAAAACTCTCTTTGTAGTTGCCTGGTTAAAACCTTCAAGTGTATATTCGTATCCTTTAGTGGCTAAAATGACATTACTTGTAACTGGAGATGATGAACCACCGCCCCAAAATCCGTTTACTTTAACTGCACAATAAACCGCCCCGCTTCCGATGGTTGATGTGGATGCCCCAATAGTTAGAAAATTGTCGCTTATATATTGAGTTACAATTTTAGAAATATCAATCCAACTACGATTACCAGCGTAAGTGTCTGGAAGCCTATTTATTTCTGCTATTGGTGAAGCTGGTATTGCAGTCGTCCCACTCCAAACATAGATTTTGTACTGATAAATGAAATTAGGTTGAGCGTAATCAGTATCATACGCTTGATAAAGCATTGATGACAATGCCCCTTTTATACTGCTTGGTTGTACGGTTAAACTTATTGCCATTATTTTTTTGCTTTATTAAGGACTATGCCTATGTATTTATAAAAATCTTTGCCCAATGCTTTGCTCAATTTATCCTCGTATTTATCAACCGCAGTTTCAACTGAACGATCAATAAACGGATAAGCCTCAATTCCAAAGTATTTTATTTTTCTATTCATACAAAAGGCCATTGCCTTTCTGTTGTTTTTTGTGTTCTTTAAAAATTCGCCAGTTTTGGTGTCTCTTGGTCTTAATCTTTTTTGGCCAATCCACTTATCCATCTGTTCAACTGGTATGCCTTTACCTGGTTGTCTGCCATTATTTACATAAATACCATATTGATTCATAGATATACCAGATAAACCATTTGGTAAGGTGACAACCTTTATTGAGTTTTCTAATTGCCCAGACGCTGAATGATTCGCCGTTATTGATTTAACTCTTACATTCTTTGGCTTGCCGTTACTCCAATTAGCTCTGTATGTTTTACGCTTAACCTTAGCCCCAAGATTTATTTTCATCTGATCGGCAAGGAAGTCAAACATCCCACGAAACTCTCTATTGAAATTAGCAATATCCATCAGTTACAATCGGATTGGCAACATCTATATTTAAGCTTACAGTGAATCCAGCAATAACATCATCATAAGTCTCCTCAAAAGCCGTAAATAAAATTGGCCTTTGTATTTCCAAGGCGTTATAATAAAGCTCCTCGTATTTTTTAACTGCGATGGCAAAGTCAACATATAATTGCTGAAGTACCATTGCATAGTTGTTATTCTCTGTATACCCAATTTCTGAATAAAGCGTCTCTTGGTTTAAGCCTTGATTTTCTGTTGTGATGGCATTTACACGATCAGCAATCATAATATTTACCTGAACAGTTGCCATTGGTGATCCTAATGACACTTGGCCCACATTAGTGTGCATATATGGATAAACCAACATCGACCTCATATTTGTTTCAGTAATATTGCCGTGAGAATATCTTGCCCCGATTTCAGTTGCCACATCTTTACAGAATGCGAGTGCAGTGCCTATATGATTTTTATCTTTTTGCATTTATTTTCTTTAATTCGTTGTTTTGAACTTCTTGAAGGTCGAGTACATAACTTTGCCACAATAAGGTTTGATGAATAGGCTTGCATACCACATCATCAACTTTGAGTATGTCTCCTCCAGTAAGCCCATATATAAAGCCATACCATCCCCACTTTTTACTAAACGCTGAAACTCCAGCATTTGCAAGTCCTTCGGATTCTCCGCCGCTAAAGACTTCTGGATATAAGCTATTAAGTCGATTCCTAAATTGCAAAAAAAAACCATTGCACCCTTCACATATGCCATTGGAATCTCTTGAAAATCGTCAAAGATTTTGCCCTCATATTTTTCAATAAGGTATTTTTTGTCATCCCCCTCAACAATAGGCCTATACAAAACAGACATTACCTTATACAGATTGTCTCTGTCTTTTTGGTAGTTGTCGATGTCTATAAATTCAGCCGTACTTAACTTGTCAAAGTTAGGGATGAATCCGTACTTAACGCCATTAAGCTCAAATGTCTTAACCAAGCCAGGATCATCCGACAAAGCTTCTTTTATGCTGGCAATTATTTTCTCAAGTGTCTTGTAGGGGATTTGCTTAATCTCGTGTGTGTTAATCTCGCAGAATATAGAAATGGTTTGGATAGCACGGTCAAAGTCGCTCAATGTCTCAGGGAGCTTCTCAAACTCCAGATATTGATGCAACTTAATATCCTTTAAACTTGTTGGTACAATTAGGCTTCTCTCCATATGGGAATAAAACCCAAAAATAGCCTTTTGTTACGAAAAAAGGGGCTTTAATGCCCCCTTAAAAGATTGAATGGTCGCCGAAACTATCTGTGTCGACATACTTGTTGAATAGGTCAACTATTTTATTGTGGGCATCAATTATAACCCTTTGGGCATTCCCAGTGCCGTAGTAAATATCCTCCTTTAATGTCTCAAGTATGTAGATGGCTTCTTCTCTGATTTTCTCGTCGCAGTCATTGAAGTGGCTTTCAACAAAGTCTTCAAGTTCATATAAATCGTGAGATGGGCAATTATCTTCGTTTAGGTTCATATCTTATTTATTTCTTTTTTAACTTGTTGCCAGTATTTAATTCTATCAAGAGAAGTATCCCCATTGTTATGGTCAAATGTATCCCATAGCATCTCTTCGACAAATATCAATGCACATTCTCTCGCATTTCCAATCTGTTGAGTTTCAGAGATGGCCTCAACATAGTAAATGTATTTGTCAAATAATTGTTTGGCTTTTTCTTTAGGTGTCATAGTCTTTCAATTATAGCGATTAAAGTGCCAAGTGCTAATGCCGTAATCATAATGGCATTAAATAGGTGCAAAGCGATGTTTTTTAATAGGTTTTTCATATTACTGTGATTGATTGGATTTTCTCTGCAAAGGTTTTGGTTGATTCATCCATTGCGTGAACCATCCAAGATTCAAGAAAGTTATTGTAGGCTTTTTTAGTCATATTAGAGGCCTCAATGATAAATCTAAACGCTTCAGTTGGGTGCATCATAAAAGTGATAGTGTCATTCTCACACACATAAGTGTAAACGCTTTGATTGTCTTTTTTAGTTTCGTTTGTTAAAGCAAATTTTTTCATACTTTTTTCTTATTTGATAGAGCAAAGATACAGTTGTATTTTGAATTTACAATACAAATAATGATATTTTTTATAACTGTTTGATTTTTAGGCTAATAATTTTTATCTGATTGAGTATTTGCCGTAATTAGGGCGGTTAAATGAATTGAATATAGCATACCTGGAAGCGTCAATGCCGTGGTTAAAAGCATCCACTGGCCTATTAGTTGCCTTGCCGTCTTTGTCTTGTATATATTTGTAATTTCTGAACTCCTTAATAAGATTGGTTGATCGTGTGGTAATATGTATCTTGTAACGCCTCATCATATCAATCCCAATATTTATACTGTCTGGGCCTTTAGCAGTGGGCTTTACATTAAACCCATATGAATGTATCTCATTAATGGATTTCGGTTCAGAGCTATCAGCAAATATATTTACTCGTCTATCTATATTTAAAGACCTCATCACATCCACTATGTCTTTATTTGTCATTCCGTTCTGGTATATATGCTCATCCAAATAAATTTTATCATCATAAAGGTAAACAGAAACCAGAGCCGTTGGATCTTGGGTATACCCAAAGTCTAAACCATAAGCAATGAATCGAGCTTCTTGTGGTATATTGCCAATCTCCTCATAATTAAATACCAGCAATTTAGACTGTGCCTTTTGTCCAAGTCCATAAATTCGCCAGTATGTTTCGTCAACTTCTTTTAAGCGTTCAATCTCAGCTACCAGGTTAGCATCAAGGAATGGATTGTCTTTATATGTTGTAACAAAGAACTCCGCATCAGGTCTTGGGATGATATTGTCATACAACCAGTGGTATTCTTCAGACGGATTAAAGTCAATTATTACCTTGTCCGTTGTTCTTATGTTTAATTGGAAGAAATCTTCCCATTTAAGCTCATTGCCCTCATTGACAAACAGTAAGTGCCTTTTGCGACCTCTAATCTTTTGTGGTTCATCCAAGCTAACAAACTCAACCACATTGGAATTTAAATGGTATTCGTTTACGGATTTATGATGGTCTTCCTCATTATATAAATCATATTTACGGAGTAACTCAAAAAAATCCCTCATTACTGATCCACGAAGTGCTGGGCCGTGTTTCCTGACTATTGATATTATTTTGTTTTGATTTGTTAAGCAATACTTGAATATTATCCAAATAAGGATGTTGTAAGTCTTCCCAGAACGAGTACCCCCTTGCTCGACTGTAAAACGCTTTGTGCTTTGCTCTAAATGGGCAAATACACAATTACTCTTCAAGTTTATTGATAACTTCAATATTAATATCTAATGCTTTGCCATTCATCCCCGTAATCTCCTTGCGTTCAATATAGCCTCGATCCTTACCTTTAGTTTTAAGCATAAAGATTATAGCCGTTGGATTGCCATCTCTGATAAGCTCATATAGTTTTGATTCAGTAAAATCTAAAACAAGGTTTTGAATCTCTTGAACTTTATCTGCAAACTCTGGATCATCACGCATCCATTTATATGGAGTTGTTCTATCCATATTCAACTTTTTAGTTGCCTGGCTTATTATTCCAAGATGCTTTTCTAAAACTTCAAGAAAGGCTTCCTTTTTAGATTGTAGATTTTGTTGAATATTCATTTTAGCTTTATGGTTAATTCAATCCAATAAATAAGGAATGACAAGTTGATTATTACTTCGTTTTCCTCATAGTCTAATATAAGAGACGGCCATATATAAATACAAGTATACCACTTGCCAGTTTTAATTTTCATAACTCTTTTATTTT